AGCCACGCCGCCAAACATCACTGGCGATCCGCCCATCGATACGTCGAAGTTACTTCCGAACAACATGGCGACAGCGATCGTTAAGTCCTACAAGAAATGGGAGCGCAAGGCCGCCGACCTTTATCCGACGCCGGTTGATGCGGTAGAGAGCATCATGCCGCTCATCGACGCGCTCGACATCAAGACAGTGTGGGAGCCTGCCTGCGGCGATGGCCGGCTGGCGCGCGTGCTTGAGTATCACGGTATTCAAGTCTTCTCATCTGATATCAGGGAGTATAGCGGCTATGGTGTCGGACCACTCGACTTCTTGAATGATGCTTATGCAGATGATGTTGGAGAGATAGATGCGATCATAACGAATCCGCCTTTTAGTTTGGCGCGTGAGTTCGTCGAGAAAGCGCTGGAGATCGCGCCAATTGTCATCATGTTGGTGAAGCAGAATTATTGGAACACGAAAGGGCGAGTGGGCTTCTTTCGCGCTAGTCAGCCGAATATGTTCTTGCCGGTCACATGGCGTTTGGCGTTCCTGAAGGAAGAGCGCGGTAACAGTCCGTTGATGGATTGTGCTTGGTGCGTTTGGATTCGCGGTAACACGGATCATTGTCGATTAGATCCGATCGTAAAGAAAGTCTATCCCGGCTACGCTGACAAGGGCGTCCTGGCGACATTGCGGATCTTGGAGGGAGAGATCGACGAACTAACTTCGGAGATCGCGAAGTTACTTCCATGAGCAAACGTCAACCTGAAGGAGCTATGAAAGATGAGATCAGGAAAGAACACGCCGAGCCAAACGGACTTATCTTCTGGCAAATCGAAGGTAAGTCCCGGCGCGGTATCCCGGACACGATTGCGGGCCATGTTGATGGCGGCACCGTCTTCATTGAGTTTAAGCGTCCCGGCAAGGAGCCAGAAGAGCAACAGTGGTGCCGTATTTGGGAGCTACGCGTCGCAGGACAGCGGGCTTGGTGGACCGACTCGATTGAAGGTTATCGTCGAATCGTAGGTCTTGATCCGGGTGGCTATGAAGTCGTTTATCCGCCGGCCATAAAAGCGATGCTCGAACAGAAGTATGCTGACTACATCTGAAATAGAAAGCCGATGGTACAGGGAGCATTACGGTCGCGTAATTCGCAGCCGGGAGGACTTGCATAAATATCAGAACCGAGCGATCAAGTTTCTCTACGACACGCCGTTCTCCGCACTCTTCATCGACGTTGGCATGGGGAAATCTGTCATATGCTTGACGCTCCTGGCCGATCTCCTGCTTGAAGGATGGAACGGTAAAGCCCTTGTCATCGCGCCTTTGAATGTCGCGAAGGCAACCTGGCCGCAAGAGATCTCGGAGTGGAAGCAAGCGGCTGGAATCGATTATCAACTTATACGTGCGGAGGATGAAGACGATGAAGTCAAGGAAGCGTATCAACGGATCTACAAACATTGGTACGAAAGAAATCGTAGTGTCGGTGAAAGACCTAAAGATGCTGCCAGATTTGCTTCGGAGAAAGCAAGACCTATTCGACGACTTATTAAGGAGTCTCGGCGAAGAGAGCAGGCGCGAAGCCAAGCCACGGTCCACATTATCAATATCGAACAAGTCGAATGGCTAGTCAATTTTTGGGAAGAAGAAGGCAGACGAACCGGAAATCGCTGGCCTTATGATGTCGTAATTATCGATGAATCTTCTAAGTTCAAAGATTACACGACTAAGCGGTACAAGGCGTTCAAGAAGACGTTGTCGCGGTTGACCCGCCTTCATACACTCACGGCGTCCCCGGCAGCGGAGGGCTATCAGCATCTATTTGCTCAGATCTTCTTGCTCGATCGCGGTGAACGGTTCGGTCGGTACATCACGCACTATCTTGAGAAGTATTTTCATCACATCAAGAAGGCGCATAAATGGGTAATCAAGGAAGGCTCTGAAGAGAAGATCAGTAAGAAGATTTCCGATATATGCTTGGTGATGAAAGCCAAGGATTATAAAGAAGAACTCGGGATCGAAGAGTGGCTTCCAATTAGACGACCGATCAAGCTCAATCGCGATCTCATGCAACGTTATAAGGACTTCGAGAAGACATTCATCCTGAAACTGGACGATATGTTGATCGAAGCGGTCAATAGCGCGGCTTTGTTCAATAAGCTTCTCCAGATGACGAGCGGTGCGGTTTACGACGAAGAGCGGAACGTCATTCCCGTTCATAATGAGAAGATCGAATCTCTTCACGAGCTTGTGGAAGAGCTACAAGGTGAACCTTTGCTCGTCGGTTATTGGTTCAAGAGCAGCCTAACCCGACTTCGCCAAGCGTTTCCTAAAGCGCCGGTATTGACACGTAGTAATGTCATTCGACTTCGTGATCAATGGAACGGTGGCGAGCTGCCGATGATGCTCATTCAACCGGGCAGCGCAGCTCACGGACTCAATCTTCAGAAAGGTCCAGGCCATGACGCTTCCCTGTTCGATCCGATATGGAGCCGCGAGTTGTATGAACAGCTTATCGGCCGGCTGGCGAGGCAGGGACAGAAGAACGTTGTCAGGGTTCATCATTTGATGTGCGTTGATACTGCTGACGAAGTTGTATATGATTGCTTGGAGGACAAGGGAGCCGGTCAGGATCGCTTGTTCGAGTACATTCGAGCGGCGAGGGCTCGATATCTGGAGGACCGACGTGGCTAAGCCAAAGATACCTAGTGCCGTCAAGATAGATCTGGAGGAACGCGGTCTTACAATCTGGCAATGCAATTTTGCCATGAAGCATGAACCCGGCGAGCGGGCGAAGGAAGATCGCACAAAAGTTCATGTTCAGCTCGCCGGTCCTGGCTTGGAGCAGTTCTCGCCCTGGGGGTATGGTGCTACCGTCGAGGAAGCGGTCAACGATGCCCTAAGTAATCCGCATCTGCGGATGAAACAGAGCGGGCTGATCGGCGCAGTAGCGAGGCTAGAGTCTGAGATCTATAAGCTTACGATATCGCTTCACATGCAACATGACGGGGACGAAGATGACATCCCCTTCTAAAGCATACATCGGATGCCTGCTATGTGCTAACGTCAAGAAGAATCAATTCTTCTGTCAGATTGTCGGACCTGGCGGCATAGCTGATCGCGAGGTTCTGGCGTCAGCCTTCGGACCCGGCCGTGATGGAGCCCTGGCCAATGCAATGCAGATTGCCGGCGTTACCGAAGTCTTGGAAGCTGAGAAACCTTCGTCATGGTACGAAGAACGCAAGGGCGTGATCGAGGCAACCGCCAGCATAGGGCTGATGAAGGCATTGTTTAACCTTGAAGTAGAATGTCACCTACTAGCCGTTCAGCTAGAGTTGGATCTTCTATGACCCGGCTTGAGATTGCTTTGCTCAACCTAGAGCGGGCGGTTGCCTATACGGCTTGGATAATCGAGAGACAATCGACGCCGCCTTACGAGTTTGCATGCCGGCTCGAAGAGTTGATGCTTGCCGGTCAAACATCGGAGGCTTATCACAGGCGCGTGGCTGAACGGGAACGATATGAAAGGATTGAAGGGTGGCGGGCAGACCTGGCAGACCGACAAAAAATGCGCCGGAAGTAACTTCGGATAGCGTTTTGCTCTCCACGGCTGAAGCAACGATCGCTCAGCTTGCGCAACTATTCGAGACTGACGCCAAGACGCTTCCGAAGCGGCTCAAGAGTATCGTGCCTCGCGCCAAGCGCTCCGGCTACAACGTCTACAATATCCGCGAAGCCGCGAGCATGATCGTTCGCCCTGGCTATGAGATCGAAGAGTTCATTCGGCAGATGTCACCGCAGGAGCTTCCGCCGCTACTCAACAAGGAATTTTGGAACGCGCAGAATGCTCGTCTGAAGTACGAAAAAGAGCTTGGCAATTACTGGCCGACCGAAGAAGTTGTCGAGTATATCGGCCTGCTTGAAGGCACGATTCGCATGTCTCTTTTATTGACGGCGGACGCCGTAGAACTCGAAACAGGATTGACGGATAGACAAAGGGACATAATTAAGCGTATCATAGACGGCGCAATCAAAGATATGAAGCAGGCTATCATAGAGAAGTTCGAAGAAACCAATGCTGACGAACCTGGAATTGACCGAACGCTTCAACTCGTCACTGACAGTGACGACGGAAACATACTTGCAGCCACGGATGACGAAGAAGAAGACCTCGGGATATAGCTCGTTAGGTGATCTCTTCATCAAGGTATCTAAGAAGGCGTTAGTTCCACCGCGCCGCATGACGGTTAGCGAGTGGGCCGACGAAGAGCGGTACATCAATCAGCCTGGTGCTTATGTCGGTGATTGGAAGAACACAACCACGCCATACATGGTTGAGCCGCAGGACACGCTGACATCCACTCAGTATAAGGGGCTCGTGTTCGCCGGTCCCGCTCAGTGCGCGAAGACAGATGCCTTGATCCTAAATTGGGTAGGCTATTCAGCGACAACCGATCCGCAGGATATGATTCTGTACTCGCCGACGTTTACCGCCGCGCGCGACTTCTCCATGCGCCGTATTGATCGCTTGCATCGTCATACCGAAGTTGTTGGCAAGGCGCTGCGGAAGCAGAAGGACGCGGATAACAAATTCGACAAGCATTACGAGAACGGAATGCTTCTCTCGATCTCCTACCCATCTGTTACCGAGCTTGCCGGTAAACCGATCGGCCGCGTGGCGTTCACTGATTATGATCGTATGGATGATGATATCGGCGGCGATGGTAATCCTTTCGATCTAGGCTCGAAGCGTACCACGACATTCGGTAGCTTCGCGATGACCCTGGCCGAAAGCAGCCCGTCGCGCGAGATCACCGACTATAAGAAAATCGTGACCGGCCATGAGGCTCCGCCAACGACCGGCATTCTCGCGCTCTACAATCGTGGAGATCGTCGTCGCTGGCATTGGCCTTGCCCGGATTGCGGAAGTTACTTCGAGGGCAAATGGGAACACATCAAGTGGGATAATTCGCTTGAGAGCAATCTTGATAAAGCGGAATCTTGTTACATGGAGTGTCCGGATTGCGGCTATGAGATAGATCCGGTTCAACGGTACGACATGAACCTTAAGGGCGTTTGGCTTAAAGAGGGCCAGACAATCGAGGGTAACGAGATCATCGGTAAGGGGAGGCGATCCAATATCGCGAGCTTCTGGCTTATGGGCGTGGCGGCAGCGCTTACGTCATGGGCTAACCTCGTTAAAACCTTTCTCGATGCTGAAGACGAATATAACTCATCTGGCGATGAGGCGGCGCTGAAGAAGTTCTTCAATACCGATATCGGTGTTCCATACATTCCAAAGAACATCGCCAATGATAGCAATCGAACCGCAGTCGGTCTTATGTCTCGTGTCGAGTCATGGGGTAAGAGGAAAGTTCCGGCCCAAGTGCGTTTCCTTATTGCTGTCGTTGACGTTCAGCAAAATATGTTCGTCGTTCAAATCATCGGGATCGCTCCGGGAACTCCCTATGATATGTATCTCGTTGACCGCTTTTCTATTCGGTATTCTGACAGGCTCGATCCTTCGTCTCCTGACGGACAAAGCTATCTATGGGTCAAGCCTGGGGCGTATCTTGAGGATTGGGATAAGATCACTGATCAAGTCCTGAAAGCAAGTTACCCGCTCGACGATGACAGCGGCCGGCAGATGATGGTGAAGCTGACGCTTTGCGACTCTGGCGGTAAAGCCGGCGTGACCGCGAATGCTTATAACTACTATCGTCGGGTCCGCAAGGAAGGCTGGCTCGGCAAGTTTCACTTGGTAAAGGGTGACGCAACCAAAGGCGCGCCACGAGCCCGAATCACCTTCCCTGATGCCGACAAGAAGTCGCGGGCTGGCGCGGCCGGCGAGATCCCCGTGTTGTTGCTCAATCCAACGATCAACAAAGACAATCTCGATTCTCGGCTTGATGTTGTCGTGCCGGGACACGGCATGATTCACTTCGGAGATTGGCTGATCTCGGACGATAAAACCGAGAATATGTCCTGGCTATTCGATGAACTAACTTCCGAAATTCGTGAACCCGGCAAAGGCTGGATCAAAGTAGCAAGGCGCAACGAAGCCTGGGATTTGTTCTATTACGCTATAGGGGCTTGTGTTTCTAGCCTTCTTCCCGTAGAGAAGCTGGATTGGAGCAACCCGCCGCTGTGGGCCGCGCCGTGGGAGAATAACCCCTTGGTCGTCAATACTGCGTCGGAAGTTGTCGCTCAGGCCAATGCCGGAAGTAACTTCGACTGGAGTTCTTTCGGTCGCAAGATGGGGTAAGCAATGCCAACTGTTGACTATTGCGCTCTCCTGGCAACCGCTCAAAAAGCTTACGACGATATCATTTCAGGCAAAGGTATTATCGAGTTCCGCGATCAGAACGGCGAGTCGGTCAAGTACGGCCAAGGTAATGCGACCTTGCTGTTGGCTCGTATCCGCGAACTCGATGCTCTCTGCACTCCCAAGAAATGCCGTTCGCGGCCGATCGGGTTTATCTTTTGATGAAACAGGTTGTCACACTCTACGATGCGCCGACGAAGGAGCTTGCTCTAGGCGGGGCGATTGAAGGCGCAGAGCGGACCAAGCGCGAGACCTTGCGCTGGAATGCTCCGATGATCTCGCCGGATCAAGCAATCAATATCGCCAAGCCGGAAGCTGACGCTCGTACCAAAGACATGGTGATGAACGACGGCTATTCACAGCACGCCGTTCGCATTCAAAAGAATGGCATCGTCGGCTCGACCTATCGTCTTAACGCGAAGCCCGACTATCGGGTGATCTTCGGCGAAGATACCAAGCTCGCGGCTGACTATGGTGAAGAGCTTGCTGCCGTGGCCGAAGCTCGCTTCAATCTTGCGGCCGAGAGTGATGACTGTTGGTTCGATGCCAGCGGCATGATGACGTTCACCGATCAAGTTCGATTGGTTGTCGGTTCCTGTGTCATGGCTGGCGAAGTGATCGGGACCGCTGAGTGGGATGACACGGATACGAGTCGTCCCTTCAAAACAAATATCCAGATGGTTTCTCCGGATCGCTTGTCGAATAAAGACAATATGCCTGACACTCGTTACTTGCGTCGTGGTGTCGAGCTGGATTCGAAGGGTCGACCGACTGCATTTCACATTCGCTTAGGCCATCCGGCTGAGTGGTACGATACGCTCAGCAATTATTGGAAGATCGTTCCTGCCGCGAAGCCCTGGGGCCGGCGTCAGGTTCTCTTTATTCGTGAAGCAATTCAAATCGATCAGACGCGCGGCTTGTCTGATATGGTTGCGGCGTTGGCTCATTGTCGCATGACGAAGAAGTTCTCGGAGATTACACTTCAAAACGCTGTGGTACAAGCGAGCTACGCCGCAGCGATTGAAAGCGAATTGCCGAACCATGAAGTTGTCGCTGCCATGGGCGGCGGTACGGAGGGATGGCAGACAGCAGTTGGCATGTATATGTCAATGCTTCAGGCGTACATCAGCAACGCCGACAACATTGCGATCGACGGCGTCAAGATGCCGCATCTATTCCCAGGCACCAGGTTGAACATGATGCCGATGGGGAATCCGGGCGGCGTCGGCGGTGATTTCGAATCTTCGTTGATCCGCAAGATTGCCGCTACGCTTGGCGTGAGTTATTCGGATCTTAGCCGCGATCTCAGCAAGACGAGCTATTCAGGGCTCAAGGGTGAACTCGCTCTCGCCGAACGCGACCTTACCGTCAAGAAGAAGACGTGGGCCGATCGTTGGGCGACGGGCGTTTATCGGTTGTGGTTCGAAGAAGAGATGGCGGCGGGCAATCTACCGCTTCCTCCCGGCCGCAATCGCACGGACTTCTATCGTCCGTTGATGAAGGACGCTTACACGCGTTGCACTTGGATCGGCACAGGCTTCGGCCAGATCGACGAGCTGAAGGAAACCCAAGCCGCGATGCTCCGCGTCAAGGCTGGCTTCTCAACGTTCGAGGAAGAGTGCGCCAAGCTCGGCCGAGACTATCGCGAAGTATTCGCCCAGCGTGCAAAGGAAAACGCGCTGCAAAAGAAGCTTAAACTTAACTTCACGCTTGATGCAACGCGCGATGGCCAGAATACGGCTAATCAAACGATCGCAGGGGATAACAATGGCCAAAGCTCGCAAAGCGGATCTTGACATTCTAGTCGGAGGGTTCCAGCGCATTTCTTTGCGTGATTGCCTTGTCGTGCCGGAATTGGTTCAACCTTTCGTCGCCAACTTGGCTCGCTATTCACATACGAGCGCAGAGGACGGGGCCGCGTTGGAAGTTGCTTCTAGAGAAGCCTTACATCTGGCTTACGGCTACGAGGATTGCAGCGAGAACCGCAAACCCTATGTCTACAATGATGGCAACGCCGTCATCCCTATTCACGGGACGTTGCTCAATCGTTTCAATTCTTCATGGGGCTTCGTGACCGGCTACAACTATGTTCGCCGGATGCTGAACCTAGCTTTGGATGATGATGATGTTGAGCGAATCGTCTTCGATGTTGACAGTCCAGGAGGCGAAGCGGCTGGATGTTTCGAGTTGGCGCGGGAGATCCTGGCGTCTCGGCGCGTTAAGCCTTCGGTCGCCGTGGTCGATTCGGTTTCGGCCTCCGGCGGATACGCGTTACCATGCTGCGCAACCAAGATTTATGCAATTCCGTCAGCTCGGGTGGGCTCGATCGGTGTCTATCGGATGCACGTTTCATATGAAGGCGCACTCAAGGACGCCGGCATAAAAGTCACGTTTGCACAGGCTGGAGATCACAAGACAGACGGCAATCCTTATAAGGACTTGCCTCAATCTGTTCTTGATGATTGGCGCGAAAGCGCCGGTAAAGTGTGGGATGATTTTATCTCACTCGTCTCGGATGCACGCGGAATTAGTGACGCGGCAGTTCGGGATACACAGGCTCGCGTGTATAGAGCTGATGAAGCCCTAGACAAAGGGCTAATAGATGCAGTAAAGACCACAACTGAAGCTGTCTCCGCATTCGTTGCCGAGTTGGCCGACGATGATCCCTCTAACCAGGATGATGAGGAAGCAATGACGGACAAACCCAAGGAAGTTACTTCCGGCCTTTCAGCCGCCGATCTTCAAACAATCGGCACCATGATCGCCACGTCGGTTGGAGGCGCTATCGCCGGTCTAACCCGTTCGCAGTCCATCAAGGACTATGGCGCATCCAAGGGCAAGGCGTTCGTCGCTCTTGCTGCTACCCTGGCTTCCGACGAGAATATCTCGCTTGAGCAAGCCAAGGTCATCATCGACGCAGCCGTTGGTGCTGTCCCGTCGACTCCGCCTAAGAAGAAAAAGGGCGGTCGCGTCGAGTCGGATGGTCCTGAAAATGAGGACGACGATGGCGAAGGCGATGACGACGATGGCGAAGGCGATGACGACGATGGCGAAGAAGCGGGTGATGTCGCGGCCCGCCGTCGTCGGCAGCGCCAAGACAATGCCAATCACTTCAACAATGCCATGAACAATTCGGACCATCCCAAGGTCGGTGCAGGGGGCAAGGGCAAA